CAAAATAATTGGGGCCGAATGGTTAGTTCAGCGATTCCACCAACCTATCAGTTTTAGGGAGCCGATAAGTAATGCTCCGGGTTGTTCACTTCTATTTAAACCCCACGAGTGATGCGGGTGGTGATTAGGCTGCTACAGCGTAATCGTAAGCTCCTACAAATGCCATAGCATCTTCGAAGTTCCAAGTAGATAATTCTACGTCGGTTATTGTTTTGTACAGATTTAAAGACATCTAGCACTTCTGTCTACGTGTGATACTATAATTCTCATTGTAATCAATTCCGAGTCACCCCCATATTGATAAATACAAATATACGAAAAAATAATTAAACTTCCAAATTTTTTATTTGTTTAAACTGTAATAAGTTTGGAAGATACAATTGAAGTTTTGGTATTTTTGGAGTTAATAAACGTATTGCTTTAAAATTTGAATCCCTTATTTGTTCATCTGTACCAGTCAGTCTCCAATTTAAATTTACATGTGTATAAAATGGATTATCTATGAATTTACTAAATCCTATATAATCTACTTCGTATATAGTTGATTCAGTATCATTTGCTTTTTGTATGAAATATCTTGTAACATACCCTCTTTTATAATCAATTTCAATTGGATTTGCCACATGAGTTTTTATCTTTACACTATTGTAAATTATATCAGGTCTATTTATTGTTTTGTATCGTTTAATATCTAACATATTATCTTGATTGTCTAAAGCTTCCTTCTATATCTGTTTTCCATAACATATCGGTTATAGTGTGCTTAACTGAAGTTACTTGAAAAAATCCAGTCTTTTCATAGTTTTTAGGTAATCCCAACACTTTAAATTTATCACCTCTTTTAATACCACTTATCCCATGTATTGTAAATGTAAATTTAATTGGCATAATAGGTCCTACTTGAGCGGCCGCTTTACCTTCAGCACTTTCATCATTTTGATTTTTAAAAAATTCAAAAACCGCTTGGTCATTAAAAGAAACCGTAATTACATCATCCTTTAAATCCCCAGCTCCAAATGAATGTTTATCATCGAATTGTGGTTTGGGCATCAATCCAGTTTTATCCAACATTAATTGTAAATTTTTTATCTTTGCTTCTTCCAATTCATCATCAGTAGGTCCTTCAGGAAGAGTTGCGTTTTTTGATACAGGTGGTTCTCCTCTATTTTTGATTGTTTTTAAGACTTGGTCCTCTTTATCAGTAAATAATCCTTTTGTATCTTTTGATTTAACATCTTTTTGACTTCCATTAATTGATTGTCCTAATCTATTACCAATTATCTGATTCATTTTTGCGCCACTAATATCCATATCCAATGAAGCATCTATAAAAATGGATTCATATCCAGCTAACGTAAAAGTAAATGGTTCTTGTGGTCCACTTGGTGTTAAATTTAAATCAACAACTCTTAATTCGGTATCATCTTCATCAGACATTATTTGAAAATCCCACAATCCACCAGCTGCAGATGACATCCCATTCAGTATTTGATATAATGCATTTCGCATGGTAAAGTTTTTTGTTTCCATTACACCTTTTGCAAAATCTAAATTAACATAAAGGTCATCTAATAATCCCCATTGCCCTTGGCTCTTTTTTAATCCAATAATTGAACCATCTACACTTTTATTTTGAAGAATTATTCCGTAACTCACAGCCACACCATTTTCTATATTACCTGCAGCTGGAAACATAAATGGTTTACCTGTATCCCTTACATTTAATATTGAACAATCTTCAGTTTCCGTAGTGTCTTGCGCTGGTGGTGGTTCACTACTTGCTGCCTTAGCTATACTAAATTTAGGCGCAGTTTTATTTGGTATAAATAATTTTCCTTTATCGGTACTAAATATTTTTTGGAATGCACAACAAGCTGTGGTTTTTGTATTTATTCTAGTTTTTACAATTTTGTCTCCTATCTTAAAACCCTCTATACCAATTTGATTAAGTATTTCCATTAATGTTCCAAATCTTATAAAAGCTTCATCTTTTATAATTTCCGTACCCGCTGGGTATTCAACCGGTGCTCCATCGGTTTGTTGTTCTTCATTATTTAAAGTTATCCCTAAAAGTGTAGTACCAGTTGTTAATTCATTTACTTTTGCTTTTACAGATTCATCAACATTTATAAAATTAGATGGACTTGCTATGGATGGATTTGTTATTAAGGATGCAACCCTTGTAGTTCTTCTATTTGATGGTAATCTATTAAATGCCATCATAAACCTTTTTTTACCCAAATCAGTTTCTCCAGATATTTGAGCAGTACTATATTCTTTTTCTGTTATTTTTGGAGTACCATCTTTATTTGTTTCCGAATTATCAGCTCCCATAAAATATGCAGGTAATTCTGTAAATCCAGTACATTTAACAGTTATTTCATAAGTATCCCCACTAGATGCCAATCCCCCTCCAGTTATAAATCCCAAATAGTTATCATAAGTTCCAAGTGATGCTGCTCTTGCTTCATTTACAGTTTTAAAACTTTGAAAATTAGCCACCGTAGTTGCGTTTAGTGTGGGCTTATATGATTTTAAAGATTCAGCAACGTTCCATCCCCATTCTAAAAATATAGTATATCCAGGTTCTAAAAAATATTCACATAAAGTATCAAGTTGTCCTTTAGTATAACATGTTATAGTAAACGATGCTTTTCTACTTAAAGTACCGGCCCCTTCATCAATTTCAATAGATGTAATATTTGGTTTAGGTCTAAATCCAGAATCATTGGCTTCTGCATATATCGCACCGCCACCCCAAGTAGTTCCTAATGTACCACTAGCTTTTCCATCACCATATATAGATGCCTCACCAGCTGCTCTAAATAATTTGAAATTAGGATTAGATAATAATACAAGTCCAGCACCAACACCAGACGATACCCTAACCCAAGCGTTTAATTGAGATACTGATTCGGGTTTTTCAACTCTTTTTTTTAATGCACTTCGTACATATCCAGATATGTTTGATAAATTAGGAAAACTTGACATAAATTAGTTTGTAAAATTATTACTTATTTGAATATAGTTTAATGGAATTCTTAATATAGTACCATCTTGCAATCCCATAGGTGCATCATGTATATTATTTGCAGCTGCAATAATCCACCATAATGATGAATCTTCGTAATATTGGAATGCCAATGTATCCAATCTGTCACCAGTTTCCGTCATTACATATACATCAGTATCTTTTAACGGAATATTTGGGTATATTTTTGTTCTATATACTTCTCTACCATCAAAAGTTTTTTTAATAGGATTATTATCGTATCTACTCATAATTGATATATTTAAAATTGACCTTCGTTAGTTATATTACCAAACGCATCAAATTCAGGTCCTGTACTTTTCTTTCTAGTAAATTTACCTTCGTTGGTTATATTACCAAACGCATCAAATTTAGGTCCTGTATCTTTCTTCCTATCGAATTTACCTTCGTTAGTTATATTACCAAACGCATCAAATTTAGGTCCTGCATCTCTTTTTTCTGAAGTAGCTATTGAGGATTTATTACCTTCGGATTCTTTATTAGCTTCTTTATTGTTTAAAGTTTTTAAATTAGTTTGTTTAAGAGTTTCAGATGATTCAACTTTAGTTGCATCTGATGATATGTTAGCATCGCCTGATTTTTGTGCATTAGTTGATTCACTTGGAACTGGTTTTGTTGAAATGTTAGCTCCCAATCTACTAAATCCATAGAATTGTTTACTATCAGTTGTACTTTTTGATTCCAATAGTTTCAAAGTAATTGAAACATCTATAACTATTGGTAATTTATAATCTTTAATTGAAACCTGCTTACCATTGACCGTAACTTTATCAGGTGTATCAATAGAACCAATTTCCCAACCAGCATTATCATCCATAGTATATGATAGTGACTCGATATAAGTAGGTTTATTTTTATATAAACTACCCAACGTAAGATATACAAATGGAGGAAGTGCATACGGACCTGAATATCCTTGGGGATACGCTAATCCGGTTAAAAAGTTTAATCGTTGCCAACATGCTATATGTTGTGTAGGGGTTGTTGAATACATTTTAAAATTAAAACTTACACTTCTTTCTATACTCGAATATGTATAATGGTTAAATGGAGAACCTATAAATTTTGCAGTATCCCATGATGGTGATACAGTTTCTGATATACCAGTTACCGTTGCTCTAAAATTTGCAGTTTCACCAGTAGCTACTGATTTAAATTTAAGTGTTATAAAATCAGTATCATCTAATAATGTACCATCCGATAATTTAAGCGGACCATTTGATGTATATGTTGTTTTTTCATTTAAAAAATCCAATTTATTAGCACTTTCTATACCATATTTGGTTTTTAAACTTTTTGATTTTTCTTTACCAGCATTTTTATTTTTTAGAGATGAATACATATTCATTTGTACATCAGTTCTGGATAAACCAGAAATACCACCTGCACTAGAAACTGCGCTACTTGCTTTTATTAATGCTTGTAATTTTGTTGATAAATCATTTCTTAATTTTACATCATCCTGTGTCTCATCTACTGTTGATGAATATGTAATAACATCACCTGAAGTAGCTTCTGATAAATCTCCTACTTTTTTAGTACCGTCTGATATAGATTGCTGTCCTAACTTTCTACCCGATTGCAATCCACCTTTTGTATCTTTATCAGCAGATTTAACTTTATCCTCCGATTTTGCAAATGGATTTTGTTTTACATTTAAAGCACCTACGTTTCCTTTTGCTGCTTCAATTTGCTTCTTTTTATCAGGAGTTTGTTTTTCTTTTTCGTTTTTTGATGTAAGTATAGTAGAAAGGTCATTTCTTAACTTTACATCATCCTGTGTTTCATCTACAGTATCGGAATATCTAATTACAGAATCCGAAGTAGTTGTTGAACCTCCACTTTTCGTATCTCCAACTTTTTTACCAGCCGATACTTCTTGCTGTCCTACCTTTTTCGCTTGTGATAATTTTTGTTCACTTTCTTTTTTAATATCACCTATTTTTTGACCTAAGTTTGCAAATGGGTTTTGTTTTACATTTACAGGAGCGGTATTTCCTTTTGCTGCATCAATTTCTTTTTTCTTATCAGGATTTTGAGCTTCATTTTCTTTTTTTGCAGAAAGTATAGTAGATAAATCATTTCGTAATGTTACATCATCAGATGTTTCATCAACAGTATCCGAATATTTAATTACAGAATCATCAGTAGTAGATGTACCTCCACTTTTAGTATCTCCAACCGATTTTCCAGCTGATACTTCTTGCTGTCCTACTTTTTTTGCTTGTGATAATTTTTTCTCATTATCTTTTTTAATATCACCTACCTTATCACCTAATTTAGCAAATGGATTTTTTGATGTATTTACAGATTTTCCTTTAGGAACTAATTCATCTACTCTTTTTTGTACAGCAGGGTCAGCATTCTGTTTTGTCTCCTGTGCTACTAATATAGATGAAAGGTCATTTCTTTTGAAATAATCTTCATCAATTGGATTAACGGTATCTGAATATCTTGCAGTACTATCGTATTGAACATCATTTTCACCTTTTTTAGCAAGGTTTTGTGCACCTTGTTTTGGTGCTCCGAATAATTTTTTCTTAACTTCGCCTTTTAGTAAATTGATACCACCACCTAATATTTGGTTACCTATTTGTTTAGGAGTACCTTTTGCATTTTGAGCTAAAAACTTTCCAGCCAAATTACCAGCACCATCTTGCTTTATTTTAGCAAGTGTTGCCATTGTATCTGGCTCTTTACCTGCTTTGAAATCTTTATTTAAAGATATTCGGGTTGGTATTAATTTAGTTGGTAGTTGTACACCTATTTTATTTAATAATTCTAATCCTTTTTCTTTTCCTTTTTGAAATAAGTTACCAAGTAAACCACTATCTGCTGAATTATTTGGATTAACCGAATCTTTCATTGCGGAAACCATTTCAGTTTTTTGTGTACTTAATTTAAAAATATCAGTACCATATATAATAGGGCCTCCTAATTTAGATATTATTCTTAATCCAGTTACCTCTTGTTCTAATCTTGTTTCTCTAGTTCTTGATGATAGGTTTCTTCTTGCTATTTGTACAGCTTTAAATGGTAAATCCATAGCACCGGTAGAAGAACGTAATAGCATATCTTTACTATTACGAATTTCGTATTTTTCAGCAGCCGTTTTACCATCTACTAATTGTTTTGTTTTAAATAATTCTTCAATAGTCTTTCCCATCGTTATACTTTAGCGTATGAATTGGAACTAATTCTAGATACAACTTTACCTACATTAGAAGTAACTTTTTGTCCGTCTATATTTACTGCTATTTTACCAGCTATTAAATCTGCTCTCAATCCTTTTATTTCATCAATCAACTCACCGGTTCTATCACCACTCTCACCTTCACCACCACCCATAATTGCGGCTGCTCCTCCTGCTATCAATCCTAAAGCAAGTAATGCAGGTAGTGCCATCATTCCAGTAACAGCAACTGCTGCTAATGCTATTGATAATATAGTTAAAGCCCCAGCTAAACCTAATATTGGTAGAAAATCAATTTGTGATAATGCCGATATTTGTTCAGTAACAAATGGTATAACCGCTGATATAGCACCCATACCTCCTGATACAAGCATTAACCCTGCACCAAATAATATCATAGATGCGCCCAATGCTGCAATACCAACAGAACCTGCTAATATAAGTGGTAATATCATACCTATACCAGCTGCTGCTAACCCAAACATAACTAGTCCGGCTGCGGCTGCTAATACAGCATCTATTTTTAAATTTTCAATTAAACTCATAGCAAATGCAAATGGTATTAAAGCTGCTCCTAAAACGGCAACTGCAACTGCACCTTGCAACATAGCTCCTTGTGCTTTAGATAATATAAATGCAATACCAGCTAATCCGGCCAATGCAACTAATCCCATACCAACCGACTCCCAAGTAACTTCTCCGAATTCTTGAAATGCTTTTGCTGCAACAAATAAAGCTGCTGCTAATATCAATAATGCTACCGCACCTTTAATTAAATCTCCGCTTTTTATCTTAGACATTTTATTTGCCTGGTCAGCGGGTCCCGTTTGTGCTTGTGGTGCCATTGTTGTTGGTGATGGTGGAGTTGCTGGTGTTGTTGGTAATCGGTTTGCTTTAAAACGTTTATCAGGTAAACCATCTTTGGTTAGTGGTCCTGTTATTGAAGTGTCAGGTGTAGGAATTGGTGGTTTTGCTCCTCCAAAGAAACCTTTAATTTTGTCAAGTGCTCCCGAAGCCATACCTTTCACATCCATACCCATTTGTGCAAAAGAACCACCCATTTGTGCAGCTCCTAACACCAACCCACCCATAGTTTTTAAAAATCCACCAGATGCGGTTGCAGATGCTGTTATAGCTTCTGTAATTTGATTAAATGTAGAAACTTGAACAGTGCCATCATCATTTAATTTATCAGAATTAGCCGCCATCTTTTGGAATTCTTCAACTGATAATCCCAATAATTCAGCCGCCTTTCTCTTTTGGAAGATATCCATTTTATTGAATTCTTCTATACCACCTAAACTTTGTAATGTTTCTTTTACAGCCCCACCTATGTTTCCTTCGTATGCTAATGCTCTTGCTCTATCTAAATTAATATTTCTACCAAGCATAGCACCTAATTCCAATTCACTATTTATTGATGTTTCAAAATCTAAAAGGGAATCAGTTACTTTGGTTAATGAGTCCATACCCACTCCCAATTTAGCAGCTGATACAGCAGCCTTAGCTATATTCAATCCACCATCTTTACCATATTCCGCAAAAGCTTGAGCAGAACCAGCAACATCTTTCATTACCTGGTCAACAGGAACACCAGCTGCCTTTGCCATTTCTTTTGTTGTGGCTGCCATATCCATAGCAGTTGAAGCTGAACCATCGTTCATTCTTGCAAAACTACCAACTATACTAGCTGCTTCGTTACCACTAATACCCATATTAGTAGCCATTAAATTAGTATTTAATTGAGTACTAAAGGTTACATCTTTTAATCCACCAAATTCTTTTGATAACGATTTTGCTGTTTCTTCCGCATCATCAAATATAAAACTAAGTCCTAATGCTGAAAATTGGGCGGAATCAATAAATCCACCAAAACTTCTAATATTTTTTCCTAACTTATCTGCCGCAAATCCTGCTCCTAACAATCCCACACCCAATGCTCCCATTGGTCCTTTTGTTATCATAGATAAAGTACCAAGTACTCCTCTTATTGATTTTTTTACACCTTCGTATGCCTGAATTTGTGCCTCTATTAATTCTTTGGTTTCCTTAGTAATCGTACCATATTTTTGGGCCGCAGCCAAACTATTTTGTTGTGTATCTAACGATGCTAATAATGCATTAGCTTCTGCTTCTGTAATTTCACCGATTGATTCTTTTACTGTAATGGCCTCTCTTAACTTATTAAGTTGAGCATCATACGCAGTTGAAATGGATTTTTGAGTTTCCACATCTTCCGGTCCAGTTTCTGCCATTTTTTGCTGCAATCCTTGCAATTCTGATATACCAGTTAAAGTACTATCTAATAATACTTTTTTATTTTCATCAGCTATTAATGAAGCTTGGACAGATGATAATGATGATTGTACAGTTACTAAACTTTGCTTCTGAACATCTGTTAATCCTTTATATACTTTTGAAATTGAAGATAACCCATCTGCTTGCTGTGCGTATGCGTTAGCTATATCAAGTTCAACTTGCTTAGTACCCAACAGCCGTTTTGCTCTTTTTTCTTGAATAGCAATATTTTTAGCAAGAAGTATTTCTTGTTTGTATAGTTCATCAGATTCTGCAGAACTCAACTCTCCTTCTTTTGTTTGTAACTCAAGAATTCTAGTTCTATATTTTTGAATTCTTTCTAAAATAGACAAGGAAGCTTCCGCCGCTCGGGCGGCATCTCTAGCTGCTCTTTCTTCTGGAGTTAGTGCCATTTATTAAATTACTTTTTTAATTCTTTTGCTATTCTTCTTAATTCTTCACCCCTATCTTCAATATCTTTCATTAGTTTAATTGCATGTGGTGGTAATTTGGCTTGTTCAGCTTTTTTGATAATACTATTAGCTGCTCCAGTTGATAACCCATCGAAAAATCTAGCTACGAATCTATCAGCAACATCGAATATACCTTCTTGTTTAATTTGTTTTTTATTATTCATACAAATAGTGTTTATATTCTATAAATATTGACAAATAAAAAAGTGAGGATATTAACGCATCCTCACTTTGTTTGATTTCATTTTTGATTGAGCCTTTTTATGTTCTTCAGCTTCTTTTTTCTTAAGTTCTATCAACTTATTAAAATAAAATTTACGAAGATATGTTGGCATGTGATAAACCTCTGACCAAGTAAACCCATTACTGAATTGAACCATTTCCCAAATTTGAGAATGTAATTGGGTTCTATAATCAGTTGGAAGGGTAAAAAAAGTTAATCCCGAATGGGATATCTAGCGCCTCCATCTCACCAGTTATTTCAGATGTAAATTGGAATTTCATATCCAAATCGGGTGATATTTCTTTAACATAAGCTCTAAATGCTTTTGTATCCTTTGCTAAAAATGAATTAACTACCCATCTATTTACAAAACCTCTATCCTCATTACCATCTACTGAAACAATCATATATTTCAAACGAGTTGTAACATCAAATGATGTGCCAGAATTCTTATTTAATTTTTCTAAAGCTTGTATTTCTTTTGTAATTTCTTGCTCATCACCATGTGTAAGTAATTTAAAAATAACTTCAGTTCCAGTTGATGGTAATTTGAATGTATATCTATTTTTTGAATTTAATACATCATCATCAACATCTTTTGTTTGAACTTTACCTAAATCAATAACAACAGTTTGCTTTTCTAATGAAAATGGGTCAGTCATTTCTATTTGATAATCAGCACCATATCCTAAAATACGAGTTGCCATTAAAATAGCGTTTTTATCACCAATATAGATATCATTTGGATTTACTCCAGGTTCAACTAGAACCGATTCAAATAGTTTATCTAATACAATACCTTTTTTAATAAGGTTTTGATTTGCAAGGATATCTTCTTCTCTAGCTGTCATATATTTTATTTGACAAGTACCACCTCTCAATGGATGTCCTTCAGGATATACCAATCCTTTTGATGGTAATTCAATTGTTTCCGTTGGAAAATCAAATTTCAATGCCTCTACCTGTTTAGGTGTTGGGGTTTGCTGTGCAATATTAACTTCTGCCATAACTTTATATCTTTTTTAGTTTGTATATATAAATACATTAAATTAAAATTTTTGAAAATAAAAAAACCCCCACCATTTCTGATGAGGGTTGTCCTTCGGTAGCTTCCGTAAGGAATATTTTAGAATTCTAAGATTGCGTAATCGTAAGCCAAAGATAATTCAATAGTTGCTGGTTCGTTTGAATCGAATGCAACATCACCAAAATTTGCAGATATAATAAATGCTCCTTTTAATTTCCATTGTTCAATTTTATCACCAACAGGTCCTAACATATAGAAATCTATATCTTTTTTATAGAAATCTGCATATCCTCGTCTACCAGTAATTGATTCGTGTCCTAAACGTACCCACTCCATTACCGCTTGTGCTCCAGATGGAACAATTGGGTCATACAATGTTACAGTTATATCCTGCCACTCACCCTTACCTTGTAACTTTCTTTTAATGTTGATGTGGTCTAACACAATCGGTTCAAATGTGATTGAAGGTCTAGCTGCTGCTTTAACCATATATGAAGGAATTCCATCGATTTCCATCACATATCTATTTTTCATCTTAGGTTCGAAGTTCGTATAGAACATCTTATCAAACTCTAGTATTTCTGCCATTTTATTATCCTTTTTATTATATTAATAAATATCTACTTTGTTGTTTTTTGTATTATGCGTTAAAACTTGCTCCAGTTGGTAAGATGTTGAAATCTATTACGATAAATTCCGCTGTCTTAGCCGGTTGTAAGAAAATTTGTCCAGCCATAATATTTCTATCAATTACATCAGGTGTATTGTTAGTTTCATCCATCACAACTCTGAATGCGTATAAACCTTGTCTTTGTTGGATTGCCTCTAAATAAGGGTTTACAGTATTTAAGAATCGTGCTCTAGTTGTTGCTGTGTTTTGTTCGAACACTAAGAAACGAGAAGTAGATGCGATGAACTTCTTAACAGTGATAAGTAATCTTCTTACGTTGATTCTATCAAGTGCAGATGCTCTATCTTGCAATGTCTTCTGTCCGAATGCTACAATACCTTGTCCAGGGAATGCTGCGATTGGGTTTACTTTGTTCTCATATAGAGTATCTCTTTCAGAATGTGTTAATCTATTCAATACACTAACTGCTCCAATAATACCACCTCTATTCAAACCAGCAGGTGCGAACCATTCAGCTGCCAATCTATCGTTTGCAGCGAATACAGCCGGCATCAATACTGATGGTGGAACTGGTATTAATTTATTTGTGTTAGCATCTACCGTCTTAATCCAAGGGTAGTAAGTTGCTACATAGTTAGAATCTACTTCGTTTGCTTTTTCAGTTGCTTCAGTTATAGATGCACCTACATTCACAAAATCAGCGATATAGAAACAATCTTGTCTATCTTCAACCATATCAATTACTCTATTAGTAATAGTTGGGTGTTCAGAACGAATAATACCAGGAGTTACAACTAAATTGATATCGTATTCATCTGCATTTGATATAGCGTTGATTGCTTTAGTATATGCAATTGAACCATTAGAAGCTGCAGTAGCGCAATTAAATCCTTGTGTGTTTGCTGATGTTATTGGTGTACTTATATTAGCCTTTATGGTTGGATTTAAACCATCAAATCCTTCTTGGAATGCAAGAACGAATTGTCTATGAACCATATCAGATGATGCAGAACCAGAAAGACCCATAAATATACCATTCGAATCAAATGCAAATATAGTGTTTGCTCCAGTTTGTGCACTTTCAGGAATTGGTTTTAAATATTGTCTATTATCATCTGCCACACCAGCAGTTTCAAAATCAAATCCACTAAAATATATTGGAGATGATGATGTATTAACTACCGAACCAGTTTGATATACTACGGCCGGAATTTGTTGTGCTTCTGCATCATTTGTTGCTCTAATTGGGTTTGTATATGCTCCATGTCCAAATGGTGCTGCTGAAATTGGATTTCCAACACTATTTTCAGCCATTTCAACTCTTATAAATTTTGACCTATTTGCATAATCGCCATATTCTGTTATTTTACCAGAAGATTCAATTTCATTATATCTGTCACCAATTCTCTTAGCAATGTAGTTAGGAGAAGCAGGGTCTAAGTTTACATTATTAAATGTTTCAATCACACTCTTTCTCTTATCGGTATCACCAAATGAACGGATTGTTACAGTAAATGTAGAGTAATCAGTTGAACCATCTTCACCAGCTGCTTTTACATTAGAAATACCAACTTTAAATTTAGTATTATATGTTGTACCATGTCCTAAAGTTACAAATTTGAAAAGGTCATATCTCTCACCACTAATCAATTGAGATTTAACAAAAGGAGTTTCTGCTGTTTTAACATCACCATAAACTTGATTTGGTAATGGGTCAGTAGATACTACAATATTATTTCCAAGAGAACCAGTGTATAAAGCTGCAATGTTTTCAAAATAGTTGTATGTATAAGCAGCTTTTGAACCAAATGGAGATTCACCAAATACATCCGATAAATCATTAGTAGCTGTTGGTAGGATTGATGCCGATACATTTACACCTGCAGCCAATGTGTTAATCACAAATGAACCATCGGTTGCATCGTTACTAACTATTGTTGATGATGCAAATCCAACACCTTCATCTCCGACAGCGGTTGAATATAACACTCCAACTAATTTAGTACCTAAACTTTGGTTAGATGAACCGGATGCAAAAATACCTAAAGGCGCAGTTTGGGTGTAACCACCTATACCACCAACCCTTACGATTGTAGCCGTTCCAGCTTCTCTTAAATAGTTTTGTACTGCGTGTTCAGTATAATAAGTTCCATCAGGAGTTCCGAAGATTTCTTCAAACTCTGATTGCGTTCTAACAATAGTAGGAACGAATGCAGGTCCTTGTTTAAAAGGTCCTATAAATGCTGCTCCAATTTCACCAATTCCTTGCGCTAAGAAGGATAGGTCATTTTCTCTTGTGAATACGCCAGGTGATACGATTCTTTCTGCCATTTTATTTCTTCAATTTGTATTTTAGGTTTGTATTTGCTAGTTGTGAAATACAGATATAAATATAAAGAAAATATCCAAAACACAAATTTGTTTATAAATCTGCACTTTGGATATTTAACAATAAAAATTTTTATATTTTTTATTAAACAGGTGGAGTATCTGCCACAGTTGGTTGAGCAGAACTACCAGATGTTGGAGACCAAGGTAAATCCGAACTACTAACAGTTATTGTTGCAAATTTGACATCATCTATTTGCTTTTGTATTTGTTGATTGATGTGATTCATATAATTTGATGAAGTTGAACCACTTACAATATTTTTAACCCAGTCTAATACTAATTCTTCTGTTAAATCACGATAGTCTATAAAACCATCACCATTTAGGTCTTGAATTGTAAATGGAGTTGCTCCGTTAAATGTACCAGTATTACCATCGGTATCGGTACCTGTTAATGTCCATTGAGTACCAACAATAACATCAGAAAGTTCTTCTGTGTTTTGTTTTTTAAGTCCTATTAATTTCCATTCGTATGTTAATGCCATAATAATTTATTTTATGTTTATATTCTATAAATATACTTTATTTTATTTTTTTAATAATTCCATCAATTGTTTCTTAAGTTCAGCTATTTCGGATTTCATTTCATCCATTTCGGTTTGTTGTTCTTTAATTGCTTCTACTAATACAGGTATCAATCTATCATACTTAACAGTTAAATAATGTTCGCCAGATATTGATGTTCCATCAGCTTCTATATCAAATGGTGCTGGTTGAACTAATTCCGGACATACCTTTTGAACTTCTTGTGCCGATAGACCCAATTGAATACTATCATCGGTATAACCCCATTTTTTTGCAGTTTCATTATTTGTATAATAGAAACCTCGTAAACTCATTATTTTAGAAAGTGCGTTTGGAATTGGACCAATAACATCTTTTAATCTTTCATCTGAATAATATGCAGTTACGTTACCGGTTACATAAAGGTCATTGCCATTAAAGAATCCAGAACCATTGATGTTACCAGTACCAGATGCTGACATATAATCATCAACATTACCATAGGTATTATATGAATGGAATACAACTCTACCACAAGCCGCAAGTCTTAAACGGTCATGTATAGTTGATACATCAGGGTCATTACCTTTGAATATCAATAATTCTGATTCATCCCCATTTCTCCAAATTCTTTCTATTATAGCTCCGTGGTTATATGAGCCGGGGTTATCACCAACAACTCCATAGAAACGAATTTCATTTGATGTGGAAGATCTTGGTGAAATTTGTATAGCTCCTATTCGAGATGTACCAGTAGGGTCTATATAAGTACCGGTATCATTAGAATCGTAGAATATTGGTGCTCTAAACGATTCAGCTGCTTCTATATAAGTCGTACCCCAACCTATATTTCTTCCCATTAATAATCTTCCACCAGAATATATGAATACTGATTCAACTGAAGTTCCACTATCATGTATTGAAAATTCCCATTCATCTGCACAGTTTGCTAATATACCAGTTGTAATACTACCAGCCCAACTACCATTTTGGAAGTTATAGTTATATGATGTACTACCTATTTGAAGTACACCCGGATATCCATGATTATAGTTGTTATCACCAACACATAAATTTCTTATAAATGATTGACCTGTTGGGTCGGTGTATCTACCTGTATCGTTTTGGTCATAGAATATTGGTGCTCTAGAACTACCATTTGAGTATGAGTTACCACCTCTATCAATGTAGAAATCAGTAGTACCCCAAGAACCATTTCTATGTCCGTGGTCGTGATTAATTCTAAAAAATCCAGAATCATTATATCCGTATCCACAACTCCATGTTTGACTATCAAATCCGTTAGAGAATAAAATAGAAGGTCTATCAGCTCCACCATTTGCTTCAATACGGAATTCACCAGTTATACCCCAAGAGTGGTTACCATAACTATTTGTTACCAACATAGTACTATTGTTTCCCGGTGCTGAACCTGTTTTTGTAATAGTTACAACTTGTCCATTTGATTGAGCAAAATTACTAAATCCATTAGGGTTTACATAATATGAAGTATCATTAGAGTCATAAAATATTGGTGCTCTCATATCACCATTTGCTTGCATTACACCATTACTATTAATGAATGCAATTTCAGTACCTACTCTTTGGAATGAGAATATGTTATTTCTATATCCTTGACTAGGCCCATCTACAGTTTGACAATTAAAATCAATATATCCACCCCATAATGCAATACCATCGTTAAAGTCATTATTTAAACGAATTCTTAATTGAGATGCTTCACCACCATCAATACCAGTAAAGTAAGTGATTGCTGCACCATCTGAAGGTGTATTATAATCTGAAAAGAATTCAATATTTGCATATCCAGACGGACTTGCTGATGTTGGGTGTAAAATTAAGTTTGCTAATGGTTGGGAGTATGAACCCCTTCCCGTTGCCAATGTTGGGTAAATTCTACTACCATTTAATCTACTTTCACCATTCGGGTCAACATATCTACCAGTATCATTTGCATCATAGAATATTGGTGCATCTACTCTACTATTATTATAGAAGTGTCCTCTAGTGTCTATTGCATATCCAGGTTCACCACCACCAATAGCACCCCAATCGCCTTGTGAACCTAAACCAATGTTTCCATTTTCACGGAATCTCATAAAGGTTGTACCAAGATAACCAGCAATACCATTATGTGGATTCCAGTTACTATTTCCTTGAGAACCATTTGAAAATCCTATATCTAATGAAATACCATCACCAGTAGAACCAAACACCCATTGTCTATTATTTAATCCATTATGAACGAATTGAATTGTAGGTCCGTGATTTGTATTTGATGTTACCGTATGGTCTAATGTTAATACAGGATAATTACCTCTAATGTAAACCATAGGTCTTACGTTACCATCCAACAACGAATAAGGTGTTGATGTATCTCCTACAATAATCCTATTACCAACAACACCACCAGCATAACCAGAAACGTACAAATCACGTCCAATTCTAGCATTTCCGCCAGCAGGGTCTACATAATATCCAGTATCATTTAAATCATAAAATATTGGTGCTCTAACATCTCCAGGAAATTCAACTCTTTGCGTACCCCATCCAACGTTTTCACCAATAGTCCAAGCTAAGTTTTCATAAGAAATTTGTCCTAAGTTTTGATTTTCATCTAATGCAGTAATTGATGATTTAGCCGATGAACGTAACATAATATTAGAACCACCAGCTTGTCCAAAGCCTCGTCTATCATTACCACCATGTCCAACTATTAAATCAGCTTCTACATATCCACCGTATGCACCATTTCTAGAAACTTCTATTCTATTCAATAGACTACGTTCTGCTGCATTTATAAAATAAGCAGTGTTATCATTATCATAAAATATTGGTGCTCTAAATGATGCTTGCGCGTATCCATCTCTACCAACAATTACGTCACCATTATTTTGGTCAACTCTAAATTTCTCATAAGCCGTTCTATTACCACTTACTCTTGAAGGTACAGTAAATGAACGAATTTGTCCAGTTGAACCTTCGGATGTAAATGCAAACATATTGTTTGGATTATCATGCCACAATCCCCATCCAGTATATGGCTCATAATCAACAAATATACCAGTCCAACCTTCTGCTGTTTCCTGTTGTATTGCCAAAGAACCTCCAGATGAACCAGTACCACTTGATACTGAAAGAATTGCCGGTCTATTGTAATTTGCTGCTCTTAATGAACCTGCAATATTAATTGAAGTTCCAGTATCAGCCGGATTTAAATAAAATGCCGTATTATCTCTATCCGCAATATAAGGAACGAATAATGTATTTGTTATTCTTACGTTTTGGTCACCAACACCAACCCCCATTAATTCAGTTGTAGAAACACCAGGTGAGTCATTCATAAATCTAGTACCACCATAAGCAGGGTTACCACCTATTTCAACACCAGTGTGCCATCCTAAAGAAAGTCTTGTATATGTAGCAAGTCCATTACTATATGGTGCCTTTACATACATCATATAATAAAGATTTCCATCGGTTCTAGCTCCAGAACTAATACCAGTAGATGAACCTACAGATGATGGGTCTGAATTACTATCTGCTAAATTTATGTGTCTAGTAGTTCCACTACTTTGTCCTGTTCTAAAGAAGAACGTACCATCATTATCATAAAAACTATCACCCCAAATTTGAGGTGCTCTGAAAGAAGAATCTACACTAGCATCACCAGCAGCACTTAATGTAAATCTTTGTATATGACTTGCACTCCCTGCTTGTCTCAATGCAATACCAAATACACCTTCATACGTTCCGGTTCCTTTATATGCTCTTAAAGATGCTCTATGGTGTTGTCCATCGGTATCATTAGTACTCATACCAATTTGAACTCTTTGACCGGATGCTAAATTTTGTACAAACAATGCATCATTAAAATCACCATTAGCTATATTATGAGCCAATGTTAAAAGATATTGAGTGGTAGAACCAAATATACTAGAACCATTTGGATTTAAGTAATATGCCGTATTATCTATATCGTAATAAATCGGTGCGTACATACCCACACCAGCTCTCATTTCTGATGTAGCTTCGTATGTTCTTGTTCTTTCAGCATCAATATCAGTACCATCATAAACAGTTGCAGATGCTAAGTAAGTATAGAATGTTGCGGTTGAACCACCTACAATATAAAAGAAGTGAGTTGATGAGAATGATGCCGTACCAGAATGAACAAGGAATGCATAATCCTGATATTGACCCGTACCTGCATTTGATGTCAACCATTCACCAGTACCATTAGAACCAATAGAGTTAGATGCCCATTCAACACTTCTACCAACAGGTATCTTCATTTTGAATACACATAATAACCTTCTACTTGAAGGACCCGTACCTGCTGCGAAGTACCAACCACCATAACCAGGACTTGTTCCGTTTGAAGTGGTTGGTGCATGTTGAATTTCTAATACAAATCCACTTCTATTTGGCATATTAGCCGCAGTTCCATCAATAAACGAACCATTTTTTCTTGTTATGGTTACAGCTGAACCACCTGCATTGTTGTATACCTGAATTGAGTTACTACCATCTTGAAATTCTTCATCCGGATATAATTTGTATCCAGTTGGTTTTAACATACCCCAAATTGCGTTGATAGTACCCGTTGCTGTATTTGAACCAACACTATTTAAAACTTTCAACCCATCAATAAAAAATTCAGCAGCGTTTAATTGAGATACATTTGAATATCCATTAGGGTCTATATAAAATGCAGTGTTGTTACTATCAATAAATTGTGGTGCTCTATAAGAACCTCTTGCTTCAGCATATCCTGAATATATTCTTGTTTCCCAAGTATCACCAACACGTGTTTCATGTCTATCAGAGTAACCTAATATAGAAGTAGTAGGTGTTCCACCCGTACTACCAGCAGTTGCTCTAAATCCAATTACCGATACACCATTTGCAGCTGGGTATAATCTAATATTTTCATTGTAATTATTGTTGTTAGCAGTATTATAACTCAGCCACATGTTATTACCAATGAATATACCATCAGCAGGTCCATTTAATTGGATAGGAACTAAACCACTAACCGGGTCATAAAATCCAGTTGAAAGTGAGTTGTTGTTCGGCATCCAAATATATGAGTCCGAACCTTCCATTCTAATATCACCCTGAATTCTTAAATCATTTAGGTTTGAAGTGGATGCCCCATCTATAAAATATGCTGTATTATCCGAATCATAAAATATTGGTGCTCTAAAATCTACGTTAGCAGTAATATTTCCAGAACTATTAATATTCATTCTTAAACTTCCACCAGTAGCATGAGTAATTGCATTATGTGTATAAAAATCTATTTGAGTTGCTGGGTTAGCTTCATATATATTTCCTCCAATATAAATTTGGTTTGCGGCTGCACTATTATATGCTCCTATAATGGTTGTTCCTTGTGCTTGTGATGTTGCATTATAGTGAGTACCAGTTAAAGTTGAAAATTTATTAGTACCTTCACCAGCAGGTCCCATTAGGATATTACCACCAGAACTATTACCAGCAGCAGTTAATCTTATTTTATTAAATGATGGGGAATCGGATGTTCTAACTGCTTGGTTTAGATAATCAGAAAATTGATAACCATCCCATAAATCCGCATCTAATCCAGTACCAGCTCCATCATTCGCACTATGCCAAATTGTTCCACCAATATGCCCTTGATTTGCGGTAGTCATTGTTACCCATCCAACCGATGACCAAGTTGTATTATCCGTTCTATTTCTTATTTTGAATCCTCTAACAGGAGTATTGTATTCAAACTCCATTTGGACTGTTCCAGTAGACCCACCCATATTAGTAGACCATAATCCCGAACTATATCCTGTATAACTTAAGGTTCTAAATCCATTATCAACATAAGTATCAATACTAGTACCAGTTCCTCCACTTAAATTTCTAAAGAACGATGAATTTTGCTGTCCACCTAAATAATCAGAGTTTAAGTTACTAACTAAAGTTGTAGATGATACTACGAATGGTGATGTACCAGTTGCTACAGTTGATGTTATTCTATTGAATGATGGTGAATCGGTTGTACGAACATTTTGATTCATTAAATAAACTTCAGTTGCACCTAATCCAGTATCAATTGTACCACTAAGAACTACGTTACCACTTACTGATAAAGTATTATCTGCTGTCCATCTATCAGTACTTTCATCCCAATAGAATGATACCGTTGATGATGAACCTCTCCTAACTTCTATACCAGCATTTTCAGTTGGTGCTGATGAACCTGTAAAATCTCCATTTAATGTGATTATATTATCACCTAAATTTATTGTATTTGAGTTTACAGTAGTAGTTGTACCATTTACAACTAAATTACCTGTAATTACTGCTGCTCCATTTACTGTCAATGTACTACCATCAAACAATAAATTACTTTCAACGGTTGCGTTTGGTGCACTTCCGTTTAATGTGATTACACCATTATTTGTTGTACCAGTTAATGATAATAATCCAGACGAACCAGACGAACCACTACTTCCAGATGTACCAGAAGTTCCTGATGTTCCAGAAGTTCCAGAAGTTCCAGAAGTTCCAGATGAACCACTTGTTCCAGAAGTTCCTGATGTACCAGAAGTTCCAGAAGTACCACGTGTTCCACTACTTCCAGAAGTACCACTTGTTCCAGATGTACCACTACTTCCAGAAGTCCCAGAAGTACCACTAGTTCCGCTAGTTCCGCTTGTACCACTACTTCCGCTTGTACCAGATGTACCAGACGTTCCCGATGTACCACTACTTCCGCTTGTACCACTACTTCCGCTTGTACCACTACTTCCAGACGTTCCAGAAGTACCACTAGTTCCGCTAGTTCCGCTTGTACCACTACTTCCGCTTGTTCCAGAAGTTCCACTTGTACCGCTACTTCCACTTACACCACTTGTACCAGAAGTTCCACTTGTACCACTTGTACCAGATGAACCAGCACTTCCACTAGCTCCGCTTGTTCCAGAAGTTCCCGATGTACCAGAAGTACCACGTGTACCAGAAGTTCCACTACTTCCACTCACACCGCTTGTTCCAGAAGTTCCACTTGTACCACTTGTACCACTTGTACCACTTGTACCAGATGAACCAGATGAACCAGCACTTCCACTAGCTCCACTTGTACCACTCGTTCCAGAAGTTCCACGTGTACCGCTTGTTCCACTACTTCCACTCACACCGCTTGTTCCAGAAGTTCCGGATGTACCAGAAGTTCCCGATGAACCAGCACTTCCACTAGCTCCGCTTGTACCAGACGAACCAGATGTACCACTTGTACCAGAAGTACCACGTGTACCAGAAGTTCCAGATGTTCCAGATGTTCCACTTGAACCACTTGCTCCTCCTATACCACTTGTACCAGAAGTTCCCGATGTTCCAGAAGTTCCGGATGTACCAGATGTACCACTCGTTCCAGAAGTTCCTCCCGTACCATTTGTACCACCTAATCCACCAGCTCCAGTTATTCCAGAAGAACCAGTTGAACCAGATGTACCACTTGTTCCGCTTGTACCAGATGTTCCTGCTGTTCCACTTATTCCACTTGTACCAGATGTACCACTTGTACCGCTTGTACCACTACTTCCACTTATTCCGCTTGTGCCACTTGTTCCGCTTGTACCACTACTTCCACTTATTCCACTTGTACCACTTGTTCCGCTTGTACCACTACTTCCAGAAGTTCCGGATGTACCAGATGTACCACTACTTCCACTTATTCCACTTGTACCACTACTACCAGTTAAACCAGATGTTCCAGACGTTCCCGAAGTACCACTACTACCAGAAGTTCCACTTTGTCCAGATGTACCAGAAGTTCCAGAAGTTCCAGAAGTTCCTGATGTACCTCTTGTTCCGGATGTTCCTGATGTACCAGATGTGCCGGATGTTCCACTACTACCAGATGTACCACTTGTACCAGAAGTACCACGTGTACCAGAAGTTCCAGATGTTCCTGATGTACCACTTGTTCCAGATGTTCCTGATGTACCAGACGTTCCAGACGTTCCACTACTCCCAGAAGTTCCAGATGAACCAGATGTTCCGGATGAACCAGTTGAACCAGATGTACCACTTGTTCCAGAAGTTCCCGATGTACCAGACGTTCCAGAAGTTCCCGATGTACCAGAAGTTGCAGCTGCAAATCTTCTACTAATTCTACCAGTTGTAGTATTCAATACCAAAACCTCATTTGTTGTATTATCGGTTGGTATTGTCTCCCCACCTACAAAGATAGAACCACTTACATTAAGAGAACCAGTTATTTCTTGTCTATCAATAACGTTGTCACCAAATTTATTTGAACCAGATGAAAATATTACAGATGATGAAATAAAGGTTGTATGTAATTCGGTTGCTGTAATTCTGCCACCAACGTTTAGGTTTTGTGTTATTACAATCGAACCAGTTACATTTGAATTTCCGTTTACTGCTAATCCACCACTTATTGAAGTTGGTACGTTTATTACCAATCCATTATTAGGTGAAATTTGTGCAATTGCAGAACCTGATTTAATTTGATTTAGGTCTCCTAAAGCTCCAGCTGATAAGTTAAACAATCCACTACCATCTCCTCTAAATAAAGATGAACTTATTGAAGATGATATTGCCAATGACCCAGTTATTTGAGTATTAGATTTTATTTCCAATGGTAAGTTTCCAAAAGAATCTATTTCGTATGCTTGTATTCCGGAAGCAGTAACACTACCAACAACATTTAGTGATGCTGATGAAAACTCTACTATTTTACTACCACTTACAAACAAACCAACTAAGGATGAACTTAGTTGATTTAACCCATTAGGACTTTTACCCAAATATTCCATTCATTAAAACTTTTATGTTATCTCCAATACTGAAACAATTGCATCTGCCGAATTAGCCAATGATGATGTTACTGAAAGAAAATCTCCACTTTCCAAAACTAACTTTTGTTCACCACCAACTAATACGTTAGAACTACCAGGCACTATTAACGCATCCTTTACAACATACACAACTTTGTTTGCTGATATATCTTTCATCATCACACTAACTGAAATGTTATTAGAATTTGCATTAGCTACATTCACACCAATTACCGTTGCAGAAGACCCTATTGGTGCTTCGTAAACTTTAACACCCGTTGTTCCGATTGAACTATTTATACTATTTTTAAATGTATTTGCCATTTTATTTTATTTTTATCCCAATGCTATTGCAAAGGCTATTGCTGAATCCAATACGTTTACGTTATCAACCAAATACCCACCTGCTGTTAAATTCATCGAGCCGGTCATTATTAAAGAACCACTTACCGATAATTTATTAGTTATACTTAAATTTGCAAATGATGCTTGTTGAACATCAATTGTACCTTTAAATGAACCAGTTAAAGAACCAGTAAACGAACCACTTAAATCCGCAAAAGCATTATTTCTATCTTGAATTATAGAACCCGAAAATATAGGATTGTGTATTATCATTTTACCTTAACTATTTTGTTATAGGTATAAATATAAACTTCCATATCTTTTAGGGTTTTATAGGCCATTCTATATTAAAAGGATTTTGTTGATTGGTTATATCTCTTAATTGTTGTCTATATGCTGTCCACAAATCTTTTATTGTTTGTGAAACATCACTTAATTGTGTCCAATCGCATTCTGTAAGTAATTGATTTCTAATAAACCTAATTTCTTCCCATTGATTTTCCAATCTATAATTTATTTCAGATTCTGTTGCATTTGTACTTACCCAATTTTGATAATACACACCATCCGTTAAAACAGGAGTTCCTTCGATAATATTTTTTGTGTAATCATTTGGCATTGGGGTTGATGTTACGAAATATACACCCCATTCACTTAAAGCTTCTTCCGATAATTCGGCTGGTAAACTTACATTAGGATATGCTTCTCTCAATTCCTTAATAGTATAAGGATAGTTTATGGTTTCATTTATAATTCTTAAATACATATTACTTAAAGTTTGCAGGTATTGTTGCGAAATTTGTTAAATTAACACAATTATTAAAACAATCAGTTCCAGATGGAGTTGGTGTTCTATTCCATAATTCAGGTGCTGTTCCTGTTAGGGCGTTTGATGTAGAACTCATATTGTAGCAGTTAGTAAAAACTAATGCATTTATATTATTCGTAAATTGTAATACGTTTGTAAGAGCTCTACAATTTCTAAAAGTACCAGAAAAATTTGATGCGTTTATATTTTGGTCAAATAATGTAGATGGTACTGATGTTAATGCCGGACATGCAAAGAAACAAGATGCAAATGTTGTTGCGTTTGGCACATTGTCAAATAATCCAGTTGGTACTCCAGTTAATGTTAATATTGATGCAAATGCGTTGGAAAATGTTGTTGCGTTTGGTGAATAATCAAATATATCAGCGGGTATATTTGCCAATCTAGTTGCTTGAAAAAACGATGTAAAATTAACAACTTCGTTTAATCCTGTGTACCCACCAACATCATCAATAGTAGCACTACCAGGAATGGATGTTAGATTTTGACAACCATAAAAATTTATAGTTCTTAATCCAACAATTCCCCATTGTACTAATTCGGTAATAAGGTTTCTAATATTAATATTATTATTCACCGAAAATCCTGGCATAAATCCACTAATAGTTATTGTGTAAGTACCAGCTGATGCGTATGTGTGTATTCTATCAGATGATGAAGATGAAGTTATTAATGGGGATGATGTACCATCTCCCCAACTTATTGTAAGACTAGGTCTTAATAAACCAAAATCAACTAATGGTACAGTAAATACTGTATTTGTTGTAGTTGTTGTAATTCTAAAAACAAACGGAAACACTAGTGCTGAATCCGATGGTATTAATTTTCTTGCTATACTCATAACTATAATTATTAACTCATATTTTTTCCAACTACAAATCCGTAATATGTTGTACCATTATTAAATGTAAAGAATGATAATACATCCGTACCGATTGATGTTAATATTGGTGCACTTCCATTAACCCAATCTACACTAGCAGGCCATGTTATAGAATATCCTCCGGCATTAACCATTGTAAATGTAAATCCAAATGCGTTTGATGATGGAGGATTTGTAAACAATATTGCCGATGTACCAGTAAATTGTCTTCTAAAGTTATTTGCAAGGGAAAGGTCTATTGTTGTATTTGTACCAGGTCCCAAATCCAAATATGTTTCTCTAAATGTTGTAGAAGTTATATGAGTAGAAGATACTATATTTCCAGTTATAGATAAACTAGTACCATCAAATGTCAAATTACTTTCTACATTAGCTTGAACAGGAACATCCTGATATGTAAGTAACCCATTATTAGTTGTACCATTTAAACTAAATCCATTTGTACCAGAAGTTCCAGACGTAAAGTTTGGAGGAGTTGTACCTGATGTACCAGACGTACCTGTTTGCCCAGATGTACCACCACTTCCAGCCGTACCAGATGTAAAGTTTGGTGGAGTTGTACCTGATGTACCAGACGTACCAGTTTCACCGGATGTTCCACCACTTCCAGATGTTCCAGAAGTAAAGTTTGGTGGAGTTGTACCAGAAGTTCCAGATGTACCAGTTTGACCAGATGTACCACCACTTCCAGATGTTCCAGAAGTAAAGTTTGGAGGAGTTGTTCCAGAAGTTCCCGATGTACCGGCTTGTCCAGTTGAACCAATTCCACCTGATGTTCCTGAAGTACCACTACTACCAAAGAATGTGCCATTTAAACCAGAAGTACCAGATGAACCTCCACTACCTGAAGTTCCGGATGAACCCGCCGTTCCTGCAGTTCCAGTTGAACCAGAAGTTCCAGAAGTTCCAGACGTACCAGAAATTCCAGAAGAACCAAAGAAAGTTCCATCAAATCCAGAAGTTCCAGAAGTTGCGGATGTACCAGACGAACCAGATGTACCAGCCGTTCCAGTAGAACCACTACTACCAGCCGTTCCAGTAGAACCAGATGTTCCACTACTTCCAAAGAAAGTTCCATCAAATCCAGAAGTTCCAGATGTACCACTCGTTCCAGATGAACCAGATGTACCAGCCGTTCCAGTAGAACCAGAACTTCCAGATGAACCAGATGTTCCACTACTACCAAAGAAAGTTCCATCAAATCCAGAAGTTCCTGCTGTTCCAGAAGAACCATTCGAACCACTTTCTCCGCTTGTACCAGAAGTTCCAGCCGTACCACTCTCTCCACTAGTACCACTACTTCCAAAAAATGTACCATCGAATCCAGAAGTTCCACTTGAACCAGATGTTCCACTTGTACCAGCACTACCATCAGTACCAGCTCCACTTGTACCACTACTTCCGCTTGAACCACTACTTCCAAAGAATGTACCATCTAAACCAGAAGTACCAGATGAGCCACTTGAACCAGAAGTTCCAGATGTTCCAGAACCAGAAGTACCACTACTACCACTTGAACCACTACTACCAAAGAAAGTTCCATCAAATCCAGAAGTTCCAGATGAACCGCTCGTTCCAGATGTACCACTACTTCCACTTGTTCCACTACTTCCACTTGTACCAGCTGTACCATTAGTTCCACTACTACCAAAGAAAGTTCCATCTAATCCAGAAGTACCACTTTCACCAGAAGTTCCCGATGTACCAGCAGTACCAGTTGAGCCATCAGTTCCCGATGTACCATTAGTTCCATTAGTTCCAGAAGTTCCATTTGAACCACTACTTCCAAAGAATGTACCATCTAAACCAGACGTACCACTACTTCCAGAAGAACCTCCACTACCAGAAGAGCCCGATGTACCAGAAGTTCCAGAAGTTCCAGATGTTCCATCAGAACCCGTTGTTCCAGATGTTCCACTACTTCCAAAGAAAGTTCCATCTATACCAGAAGTACCAGAAGTTCCGCTTGTACCAGAAGTACCAGATGTTGCACTTGTCCCAGAAGTTCCAGATGAGCCAGAAGAACCAAAGAAAGTTCCATCTAATCCAGACGTCCCAGAAGTTCCACTTGTACCACTTGTACCACTACTACCAGAAGTTCCTGAAGTACCATCAGTTCCAGATGTTCCAGAAGTTCCATCTATACCAGACGTACCAGATGAACCAGTTGTTCCTGATGTTCCCGATGTACCATCCGTTCCAGTTGAACCAGATGTACCGCTTGAACCAGATGTACCACTGGTGCCACTAGTTCCATCAATACCAGAAGTACCGCTCGTTCCAGATGAACCAGTTGTACCCGATGTTCCACTACTTCCCGAAGTTCCACTACTTCCAGATGAACCATCTATTCCCGAAGTTCCAGAAGTACCATCTATTCCTGAAGTTCCACTACTACCTGATGTTCCACTACTTCCCGATGTACCACTTGTACCAGACGTTCCGCTTGTACCATCTACACCAGAAGTACCCGATGAACCAGATGTTCCAGAAGTTCCATCTATACCAGAAGTACCAGATGAACCAGTTGTTCCCGATGTACCAGAAGAACCACTACTACCAGAAGTTCCACTACTTCCATTTGAACCCGATGTACCAGAAGTTCCGCTTGTACCGGATGTTCCAGAAGAACCAGTTGTACCCGATGTTCCACTACTTCCACTACTTCCAGATGAACCACTACTTCCCGATGTACCACTACTACCACTTGTACCACTACTTCCCGATGTACCACTAGTTCCAGACGAACCAGATGTTCCAGACGAACCATCTTCTCCGCTTGTACCAGAACTACCACTACTTCCACTCGTTCCAGAAGTTCCGCTTGTACCAGACGTTCCAGCTGAACCAGTTGTTCCCGATGTTCCAGAAGTTCCGGATGTACCACCACTACCACTTGTACCAGATGTTCCCGATGTTCCACTTATACCATTACTACCTGATGTACCGCTTGTTCCAGAAGTTCCAGAAGTTCCGGATGTTCCACTTACTCCACTTGTTCCAGATGAACCACCACTTCCACTACTACCAGATGTACCACCAGTACCAGCAGTTGCCGATGAACCTGATGTTCCCGATGTTCCAGAAGTTCCGGATGAACCACCACTACCACTACTTCCAGAAGAACCACCACTACCAGCTGTTCCAGAAGTACCAGATGAACCTCCACTACCAGATGTTCCAGAAGTTCCAGATGAACCACCACTACCACTACTTCCACTACTTCCAGAAGAACCACCACTACCACTACTTCCAGAAGAACCACCACTACCAGCTGTTCCAGAAGTACCAGATGAACCACTTGTTCCAGATGTTCCTGATGTTCCACCACTACCAGAAGAGCCTGATGTACCAGATGTTCCAGATGTACCAGATGTTCCAGATGTACCGCTTGTTCCAGATGTTCCACCACTACCACTACTTCCAGATGAACCAGATGACCCAGATGTTCCAGACGTTCCAGATGTACCTTCAGAACCAGTTGTTCCGGATGTTCCGCTACTTCCTGAAGTTCCGCTACTTCCAGATGAACCAGATGTTCCACTACTTCCAGACGAACCAGTAGAACCACTAGTTCCACTACTTCCGCTTGAACCAGATGTTCCGCTTGAACCAGATGTTCCACTACTTCCGCTTGAACCAGATGTTCCGCTTGAACCAGATGTTCCACTGCTACCACTTGTACCAGATGTTCCACTTGAACCAGATGTTCCATCTACTCCACTTGTGCCAGATGAACCGCTACTTCCAGATGAACCAGATGTACCATCTACTCCACTTGTACCAGAAGTTCCCGATGTTCCAGAAGTTCCCGATGAACCAGCAGAACCATCAAAACCAGAAGTACCACCAGTTCCAGAAGAACCCACAGCAGCTGCTATATTTCTTCTTTCTAATTTTTTTGTTATACTATTCCAAATTACAACATCTTCAGATGAACCAGTTTGTAAACTTTGTAATAATAAACTACCACTAACACCTAAACTACCACTAATAGTTAAGTTTGCGTTAATATTACTATCTTTATTTACTTGTAAGAATGATGCCGTATTTACTCCTTCCGCATTTAGAGCGTAAAGAGCGTATGATGCGGTAAATGCTAATGAAGCAGTACCCACCAACATTGAAGAAGTTTGTGAACTAAGTAAATCACCAATCCCAGCACCACCACCACCTAATATAGTTACCAATACTCCATCTGAACCAGATGTTGTAACACTTACACCACTACCAGTAAAATTAATTTTTGCAGTTTGTGATTTTACTAATGAACTTGTATAATAAACAAATAAATCAGTTCCCCCACCATCTCCTGCATTTAATGCGTATGATGCTGTTAATGCGTAAGAAGAACTTACTGCACTAAACACTCTCATCGATGATGTTTGTGAATTTCTTACAAAGTTTTGTAAATCACCTAATGCTGATAATGATGCAGAATCAAACCCAACAACACTTTCAGCTACACCAGCTCTAATTGCGTATGATGCGGATAGTACATTCCCAAATACTCTATCACCCGGTATTGTACCATTAATTAATGAACCACCACTTCCAATTACAACGTGTCCAGAAGTTAATCCAGCAAATTTAATTTGTATGGTATCATCATTGATTGATATTATTTGACCAGGCAATATTTGGTCTTCAGAACCAGTTGCGTACACCTGAACCATTGGATATCTTATACCTAAATTGTGTACGATAGTTAAATCACTTACACTATTGAATGATACAGTTTCAGTTAATGTTGTTTCAGGCTGAGGTACAAAATATCCTCTATTTTCATCAAATCTTAAGATATCATATTCCGCTGATGCAGTTGGTCCTACTCCTTGGAAATTATATGTTCCTAAGAATGAACCAGTAAATAATGGTGCAAATATTAAATTACTTGCTGTTATTTGATTTGATACTACTAAATTACCATCAATTAAAGATGATGTATTTACTACAAATCCAAAATTTGGAGATATTCTAGCTATGGCAGAACCAGATTGTAATAGTGATGTTTCAAATGCTAAATTAGCAATATTAATATTTGTTAATCCACTACCATCTCCAATAAACGATGAACCAGATGATATTATTACATTTCCTCCGGTTACAAACAATCCACCAGTAACACTTAAGTTACCAGATACAAATGTTCTAGTTCCAATTTGCAATCCTCTATTTGGAGAAATTACCGCTTCAAATGAACCAGACTGAATTCTATCAATTTGCAAATCATCCAATGCATCAGGTGGAATGTTAAATAATCCACTACCATCACCATCATATCTTGCCGCAGTTATTGGTACGTTTACATTTAATTTAGTTGGGTCAATAATTGCTATACCAGACCCAGAGTTAATTTTATTTAATTCTAAGTTTTCAATCGCATCGGGTGGGATATTGAATAAACCACCACCATCACCAAAATAAATAGATGCGGTAATTGAACCACTAATTGCTACGGATGATGTGAATTGAGATTGATATGAACCAGACAATGGTGCAGTTGTTACAATAAATTGTTGTCCATTTGCTACCGATGCTGTTGCAGAACCACTAGCTATTAAAGGTGATGCTGCTGCTTGTACATTTGTTAATTGAGAACCATCTCCTATAAATGTAAATGCTTTTACACTACCACTTACATCAATACTTCCAGTGAATCTAGAACCAATAGCTGAACCAGTTGCTGATGTTGTTACTATAAAAGTATTTCCACTCTGAACCGATGCTGTTGCAGAACCACTTGCTATTAAAGGTGCTGCTGCCGCTTGTACATTAGTAATAAATCTACCATCACCAAATATAAAATCTGATGCGTAGAGTGAACCACTAACACTAATCGAACCAGTAAATTCAGAACCAATTCCAGAACCAGTTGCTCCGGTTGTTATTATTAATTTATTTCCACTTTGTACCGATGCTGTTGCTGACCCACTTGCTATTAAAGGTGCTGCTGCAGCTTGTACGTTTGTTATAAATCTGCCATCACCAAATAAGAAATCAGTTGCTCTAATACTTCCACTAACTTCAATTGAACCAGTAAATTGAGAACCTAATTGAGAACCAGTTCTATCAGTAATAACTTTAAATCCCTCATCAGGTGTTACAGATGCTGTTATCGAACCAGATACAATAAATGATGATAATAATGCATCTTCCGTTAATGCTGAACGAGGTATGTTTCTTAAAAATGTACCTTCTGCATAAATGAATGATGATGATTCTATAAATAAACCACCACTTGTATCATTTACAAATAAACTACCAGATACAGAAATTGAACCAGTAAATTTAGATGCTATTGATGCTGTAAATACGCCATTTTCACCTAAAGAAGATGTAAATGGAGAAGTTACAACAAATCCAAAATTAGGTGAAACTGATGCGGTTACTGAACCTGATTTAATTTCCGTACTAATTAATGCATCTTCGGTTAATGCTGAACGGGGTATTCTTCTAAGAAATGTACCATCAGCGTATAAGAACGAAGAAGAATTTATAAATAAACCACCACTAATATCATTCACAAATAAACTACCAGATACAGAAATTGAACCAGTAAATTTAGATGCTATTGATGCGGTAAATGAACCATCCTCACCAAATGATGATGTGAATGGAGTAATTACAATAAATCCAGTATCAGGTGCAATTGATGCGGTAGCACTACCACTTGCTATTCTAACTGAATCTTCTGTTATAGCAGAACGAGGTATATCAAATAATCCTCTACCACTACCACTAAACATAGATGCAGTTAAATTACCTTCTATTTTAGTATTACCAATAAATTTAATTTCAGCAGGAATAGTTAATTCATTCAATAAATTAATCACCCCACCCATAGAACCATGTAATTGGCAATTATAATACAAAGTATCAGGAGCATCTAATGGTGGTGTAAAAATAATTAAACCACTATCATCTCCATTATTAGTTATACCACTATTATATGCATTACCAGTTCCAGTAGAATTTATAGTTTTAATCCAAAACGGATGTCCACTTGCATTTACATTAAATGTATAAGTTACACCTTTTACTAAAGTTATTGTTGGATTTGAACCACTTACTAATGCATTACTTATATTATAAGCACTACTTCCATCGTTTGTTACTAAAAATACATTATCTATTAAATAAGAAGGAGTAGGTCTTCCAGACGAAGATACAATAAAACTACCATCAAATCTAGAGTGAGTATTTACCTCAAATCCTTCGGTTGGTGAAATAGATGCCGTTGCACTTCCACTAAATATTTTTGTTGAATCAATTGCTAAATTGGCAAGTGTAATATTGTTAAGGAATCTACCATCACCTACAAAGAATGAACCACTTTTTACGGTCACACTTCCACTTACATCAACCGAACCAGTAAATTCAGAACCACTTTCGGCAGATTTTACTATGAATCCAAAATTAGGTGATACCGATGCCGTTACCGAACCCGATTTGATTTCAGTTGATATTAATGCATCTTCACTAAGAGCATTTCTAGGAATATTTCTTAAATAAGTACCTTCACCAAAATACGCAGATGATGAATCTAATATTAAAGAACCAGATGTTGCAGTTACTCTTAAACTTCCTGTAATTGCAACACTACCAGTAATTCTTGAACCACTAGCTACCGATTCAACAACAAATCCTCTATCAGCTAATGCGGAAGCAGTTACACTTCCACTTGCAATTCTAAATAATTCTTGAGAAAGTGCAGAAAATGGAATATCGGTTAAACCAGCACCACTACCACTAAATACGGATGCTGATACACCCATTCTAAAGTTAGAACTACCACTTACTACCAAGCTTCCACTAAATATAGAACCACTAGCAACAGATGTTACTACAAATCCAAAATTAGGAGATACAGATGCAGTTACAGACCCACTAAATATTTTTGATGTATCTAAATCAGATAGTGCAGCAATTGGTATATCAAATAATTGTCTACCACTACCACTAAATGAACCTGTTCTTAAAAATACTGAACCACTTAGGAATAAAGAGCCACTAAATTGTGAACCTCTTTCGGTAGATTCTACTCTAAATCCAAATTGAGGTGTTACGGATGCGGTTACAGACCCAGATAAAATTCTATTAGTATCTAATGCATCTGGTGCTAATGCTGTTCTTGGGATATCAAATAATCTAGCACCACTTCCAGAGTAAGATGAACCAGAAACTAATTCAATACCTCTGCTGCCACTTACAAATATTGAACCCGTAAATTGTGAACCAAATTGTGCTGATTTTACTATAAAACCTTTATCAGGTTCAGCTGATGCTGTTACACTACCACTAGCTATTTGCGTTGTCTCTAATGGTGGTATTATAATGTTTGTTAATCTACTACCATCACCAACAAATGAACCGCTTATATCGAATGCACTCATTGATACAGCCGCTACAGCCGATGCAATTACCGAACCACTTACATCAATTGAACCAGTAAATTCAGAACCAACGGTTGCAGATTCTACTCTAAATCCAAATTGGGGTGTTACCGATGCAGTTATACTTCCACTTGCTATTCTAAATGAATCTTCAGTTAATGCAGAACGAGGTATATTAAACAAGCCAGAACCATCTCCTTGAAAGAATGAACCACTAAATGAACCAGTAAATTCTCTAGCTCTAACAATTTCGCTAACATTTAAACTACCGGTTATAACAACATCGGGCCCTCTTTGTAAAATTCCATCAACTATATTGATTATTCCACCCATCAAAGAATGGAATTGGCAATTATAATATAGAGTATTCGGTGTTTCGGATGTTGGTGTGAATAAAATTACACCATTATCATCACCATTATTAGTTACACCTGTATTATATACATTTGTAGTTCCAGTAGATGGTATTGTTTTTATATAAAATGGGTGGCCACTTGCATTTAAGTTGAATGTATAAGTTACATTTCTTACTAAAAATAATGTTGGGTTTGCATTAATAGCCGCTCCATCAAAAGTGTATGAAATACTACCATTATTTGTTACATTAAATACAGTTTGTATTGATGATGTTGGTAAATACGTTGCGGATGCTGATATAAGCATACTACCTGTAAAGGTTGAGAACGAATTTACTCTAAATCCATTATTTGGTGTAATTGATGCGGTTACAGACCCACTTCCAATTCTTGAAAGGTCTAAATCTTCAATTGCACTAATGGGTATTTCAAATAATCTAGCACCACTACCAGAGTAAGATGAGCCCGATGCTATCTCAATACCCCTAGCACCACTTACAAAAAGTGAACCTGTAAATTGCGAACCACTTTCTATGGATTGTACTCTAAATCCAAAATCGGAAGTTACGGATGCCGTTACACTAGAACTAGCTATTAAATTTGATAGGAGTGCATCCGGAGTAAGTGCTGATCGTGGTATATCAAATAGTCTTGCACCACTTCCAGAATAAGATGAACCGGAGGTCAATTCTATACCCCTGCCCCCACTTACAAAAAGAGAACCTGTAAATTGAGAACCACTTTCTTCTGATTTAACTATAAATCCAAAGTTAGGTGATACTGATGCCGTTACACTACCACTTGCTATTCTAAAAGCATCTCCTGTAAATGATGTGAATGGTATATTAAATAACCCCTCACCACTACCACTAAAAAAACCACTACCAGACGGAATAAATACACTTCCACTAATTTGAATAGAACCCGTAAATTGGGACCCACTTGTTTGAGATTCTACCTTAAATCCAAAATTAGGTGATACTGATGCCGTTACTGAACCAGACTCTATTTTTGGAGCTACTGCAGCTTGTACGTTTGTTAATTGAGAACCATCTCCAATGAATGAGAATGCCTTTACACTTCCACTAACATCAATACTTCCAGTAAATTGAGAACCAAATTGAGAACCAGTAAATGGAGTTTCTACTTTAAATCCAAAATCAGGTGAAACCGATGCGGTTACTGAACCTGATTTTATTTCCGTAGATATTAATGCATCTTCGGTTAATGCTGAACGAGGTATATTTCTTAGGAATTGAGCATCTCCATAATAAGATGAACCAGATGCCAATTGTATCGAACCACTAAATGGTGATACGAATAAACTACCACTAATATTAACCGAACCACTAAGTTGAGAACCACTTTGTTGTGATTCTACTTTAAATCCAAAATTAGGTGATACTGATGCGGTTACACTACCACTAGCTAATTCAGTTGATACTAACGAATCAATATTAAGTGCTGATAATGGTATATTAAATAATCCCTCACCACTACCACTAAAGAAACCACTACCAGATGGTATTACAACGTTTCCACTTACAAAAAGTGAACCAGTAAAAGTAGAACCACTTGCTAATGAGTTTACGTTAAATCCAAATACAGGTGAAACAGATGCCGTTACACTACCACTTGCTATTTTATTTGCTACTAATGAATCTATATTAAGTGCCGAAAGTGGGATGTTAAATAATCCCTCACCACTACCACTAAAGAAACCACTACCAGATGGTATGGTTATATTTCCACTTACAAAAAGGGAACCTGTAAAAGTTGAACCCTTCTCTATTGAAAGTACTCTAAATCCATCTTCAGGTGTTACTGATGCGGTTATTGAACCGGTTGATAATCTTGTAGCTTGTGGTAAATTAAATATATCTCTACCATCTCCAAAGAAAGAACCTGTAAATGAACTACTAATTGATTGTGATGCAGTTATATCATTTACAATAATGGATGAACTTACTAATACAGATCCAGTAAATTCTTGTCTATCATCATATCTATCACCAAAAATATTTGAACCCGATGAATAAATTATTGATGATGATATATAACTTACAATTATAGTTTCTGCATAAATTGTATCATCAACATAAAGGTCACCTTGAACTCTAGTGTTTGTATTGATTACTAAATCGCCTTGCTTAAAAGATGCCGTTGCCGAACCACTTGCTATAATTCGTGCTTCAGGTAAATTAAATAATTGTGAACCATCTCCACCAAAAGAACCAGTAAAAGAACCAGTAAAACTACCACTTAAAGATTGGGCACTACCAGTAAATGAACCAGTAAATTGTCCAGTTACCCTATCTAAATCTAAACTTCTTACAAATCCTCTATTACCTTGGTCATCTGAAACTACAATAGCTGGAGAACCAGAAAGAGATGCTGAGAAATTTGGGACACCTAAATTCGGTTCAGCTTGAGATAAATCTAAAAACTGATACCTATCTTGTGTTACATTTTTGGGTGAAATTACCCTTACCCTACCCGTTAATAGATTACTAATTGCCATTCTTTACTTTCCAGCTTTTTTATAAATATAATGAATCCCTTATAAATATTACCCAAAGATAATATCACTTATTCATTCGCACTTTCAAGCAAAGAAAGAACTACAGTTAATTCAGTTGAGCCCGAAACAATGAATCCGTATGTTTCTTCTAATACTAATTTACCAGAAACTACGGGAGAAAGCGAATCCGCTGGTGGTATTGTAACATTAGTAACTAATCTTACAGCTTCTTGTTCAGTAAAAACAGGAGCTTCAATAGTTTCTTTAATTACATCCACTAAAGAATTTACAAGATATATAGATGCAGATATTCCAGCTTCAGTACCATTTGTAAATCCAGTTAGTACAGATTGAGTAACACCACTTTGAAATAACAATGGTGAATCAGCCGAACCAGTTGTTGATTGGTTTTTTATAATTTGATTAGATAATACTTTTAAATAATCTAAAGCAAATAAAGATGCTGAGTATTCAGTTGAATCTATAAGAGATTTACCATTTTTATCAAAGTATGCTTTTGCTGCTTTGTTTGTTCTAATTGTTGTATTATTCGCAATATCATATTTGATTGCATCCACATCATCTAAAGTATTTTGCTCAAAGTAATCAGATATAAATACAAATGGCGTTTCTGATAAATTATTTTGATTTTGAGTGTATGCTGCTATTTCTTTTCTTAAAAATTGTCTATTTGCATTTAATAATAAAGATGCGCTAGAAAAACTACCACTAAAATTTGATAAAGATACAGAAGAACTTACAAATCCACTACCACTATATACATTACCAAATTGAGGTACAGGTATTTCTTTATTTGATGTTACAAATATAGTAACAGGTTGTGTTACCAAACTATTATTTGTAATTTGACAAGATAACACAATTGATGATACCCCCACCGGAGTTGTATATATTTCATCAGGTTCACCAGTCAGTCCTGTTACAACTGACTGGAATCGATTTAACGGTATAAAAACTTCTGCCATTTCTTTTTATTTTTTATTTTCTTTTTTATATTTGTAGTGCCAATGAGAACGGAGTTACTAATGAGAATAGAGATTTACTAAATGTTCTACCCACAAGAGTACCAGTTGCCTGATTAATACTTAATCCCGTACCAATTCTAAAGTCACCATCCTGATTACCCGATGTGAAGAAGATTCTACCTCCACCCAATTCGGTAATTTCAAAATCAGGATTTGGAACACCACTACCACCCTGATTTGGAGGAAGTGCTTTAAATGTCACACCACTACCATTATAAGAGTAGTCAATACCAGTTGCCACAATTAGAGAACCAAATGATTCTAATGGTGCTCCTGCTGCGATAAATTCTGCTCTAGTTCTTAGATATCTATTAGTTTCTAATGTTTCCACTAATTGGTCTCTAGTAACCACCACCGCACTTCCGTATTGGCCATCGTAGTATGAAGATGCTGCTCTAATTCCTCTTTCGTTTCCACCATACAATAAGTCAGTAACACACGCATCTACAATAAATCCAGTATCACGTGAACAACTTGCCTCATTATATACTAAATATGGGAAAGCTCCATTTGTGTATCCAATTGCTCTTTGTTTTAATTCTTCTTTACCAGCTTTCAATCTTTCAGCTGCTTGTCTTCTCTTAGTAGACGGTGCTAAATAAGTTAATAGAGTATTTGCTACTATCTTTTCTGATAATCCTCTTGCGAAGTTAATACCATCTACCGTTTGTTTCTTTTGTCCATTATTATCACCATAACTTTCCACAATTGCTACTGATGGGAATTTGTAATAGTATGAACCTGCTTCAATACTTCTCTCATTACCACCATAAACTAAGTCAGTTCTAATTGCATCTATGATAAATCCCAAATCTCTACTACAACTTGCTTCATTGTATTTTAAGTTACTCCAAGAAGAAGATAAGAATGTTATAGTTTCTTTTTGTATTAACGTTTTGTTATCTGTCAATAATTTTGCTGTTGTTATTAAAGATGCAGATGGTTCTAAATAAGTTGGATTGATTACTACTTTTTTAGATAACTTTCCAGCATATCTAATACCAGTAAGAGTTGGGTCTAATTGATTTTGAGTTGATGGTACACCCTTATTGATTGCGTTAGAAGGATATAAGTAATAATACTGTCCTGCTATCACACTTCTTTCTTGTCCACCATATAATACATCCGTTGCTGCCGCATCTATTAGATATCCAACATCTCTCTTACAAGTTGCTTCGTTATAATATACACCACTCCAAGAAGAACTTACATAAGCGATAGTTTCAGCTGCCACAAATGATTTATTCTTTCTTAATAAATCAAATGATGCTGATGCTTGTAATGATGCAGTTACAAATTGTATATTTTGTGCAATCTTTTGTGCTATTCTACCTGCGTAATTTATACCATCAATTGTTTGTCCTAATTGTCCAACACCATCACCATCACCTTCAACTATTGCTAAAGATGGATATTCGTAATAGAATTTACCATTCAATACAGTTCTCTCATTACCACCATATAATAAATCCGTAGTAACGCCATCTAATATATAACCAGTATCTCTCTTACACTTATCTTTATCATACTCAAATGTACTCCAGCTAGCAGTTAAGTAAGCTAGTGTTTCATTTTGTATAAACTCTCTATTTTTTCTCAACAAATTAACCGATGCTGATACCAATTGTGATGCTGTAACAAATGTTAATGATGCAGCTACATTCTTAGAAGTTTGTCCTGCGTATTTAACACCTGTCAATGTTGGTTGTAATTGTGCACCCTGCGCTTGTGATGGATATAAGTAATAGAATACCCCAGCGTTTGTACTTCTTTCATTTCCACCATATAATAAATCCGTAGAAACTGCATCTATGATATGACCAACATCTCTCTTACAAGTTACTTCATCATAAGATGCCGTACTCCAAGAAGAAGATAGATACGCAATAGTTTCATTTTGAATAAACTGTCTATTGTTTCTTATCAATGCGTATGATGCCGATACAACTGCTGATGCCGTTACATAATTTACATTTTGAATTACTTTTTGTACTAACTTACTTGCGTAGTTTATTCCATCAATAGTTTGATTTAATTGAGCTCCTTGCGCTTGTGATGGATAGTCATAATAAAATCTACCATTTACTACTGATGCTGAATTTGAGTTGAATACTAAATCTTCAGCTGCCCCACTTATAATCAAGCCCACATCACGTCTACACTTACTTTCATCGTAAGATGCAGTTGACCAAGATGATGATAAATATGCAATAGTTTCATCCTGTATGAATGAAATATTATTTTTTAGTATTCCGTATGCAATCCATCTATTATCATTACTTACCGGAGTTGTATAAGATGAAGTTGGTAAACT